CTCAGGAGGTCCAAACTCTGGCTGGGTAAATACCACGAACATGCGGTTGCATGTGTGGTCAACAACCACTTCAGTTTGGACTGAAGTATCACTAACCTAAGGAAAAAAATAATGGCCTCATATCCATCAAAACCATGGACAAATGGTCAGACGCACGAAGTTGTACCAGGCGAAACCTACAAATATGACGCAACTCAAGCTGTCTGGAAACACGTTACCAAGGCTACTCTTGACTCTGATTATCAGGTCAACAAAGCATCTGTTGCTGGTCAAATCAGTACCATCAACACAACACTAACCTCAAATGCATCTACACTGAGTACACACACTACTCAGATTAGTCAGATTCAGTCTGTGATGGTTTCACACAAGCAGCAGATGAATGCTGACAGTGATCGATTGGTTGCTCTGACTACTCGCGTCAGCACCATTGAACTGTTGTCTGATTCTGAAGCTGGTAGAGTTGAACAACAAATCGCCAGAATTAACATTGCTTTTGGAATGTTAGACTCTGATGGTTTGAACATGCAAGCAATCAAGACTGCTCTTGATCTTGAAATTGCTGCTACAAACAGTGATGTCACAAGCCTGCAGAATCAAATCAACACTCTAAGCACAAATGTTGGCGTTACAAATGCTGACCACGATTCTGACATTGGTGTTGTCAATGGTACAATCACTGCTTTGGCTATTCCAATTGTTTCTGCTACACAGCCTACAGGTAAAGCAGGTCAATTGTGGATTAACACAAACGACAACAAGCTCTACTTCTGGAATGGTGTTGATGCGTTTGTCACAATTGCTACTGTTTAACATAAGCCTTAATAAATACTTCGTTGAGTTATTTGCATGATAAAGACACCAATCACTAGATTTAAGAGATCCAATGTTGCTGGTTTCATTCCAAGCGATTCCGATCTAGCGGTTGGTGAAATTTTTATCAACTTTGCAGATAAAAAAGTATACTCAAAGGATGATGCTGGAACTATCGTAAGTGTTGGTGGTTCTAGCACCATCGATTGGAATGATATTGTGAACAAGCCAACTTTGTTTACAGCGTCATACAATGATTTGACAGATAAACCATCATTGTTCAGTGGTTCGTACAATGACCTGACAGATAAACCAACAACAGATTTCGGTAACTATTAAAATGGCAAATATCCCACCAATTCAATTTAAACGCTCCAGCAAACCAAGAGCCAAACCAACAACTGCTCAAATGGCGGTTGGTGAAATTGCTCTAAACCTTGCTGACAGAAAGATCTACACAAAAGACAGTGATGGTCTTATTATCGGATTGTCCGATACTAATGAAGTTGAAGTTTTTGATAGCGAAAAAGCACTGTTGGCTGCTGCTACTCTCAACCCTAATACATTACGCAGAAAAGGCATTTTAGCTCTTCTTCATAACAAAAAGAACTTGGTGACTTGGGATTCTGATAAAAACTCATACATTGAAATTGCCCCTCTAAATGTTTATGCAAGATTAGACTCGGAGTATCGTGCAAGAAGAGAAGAAGATTCTGACCTTAGAAAACTGATTGATCGTGGCGGATTCACAACTATTGATGCGTTCGTTAGTGAGACAGATCCTGAGCCAACTAATCCTGGTTACTATATTTTTAGATCATCGAGAAAAGACATCCCAGCTCTTAAAGCTGCAGCCACCGCTTACAATGGCTCAATGGATAGTGATGATGTCATGGGATCGCTGTACTACAGAAGTCCTGGTGGTTGGGCATTCATCAAGCATTATGATTCCTTGACCCCAACTATCAGTATTGCTTCAACAAACTACTCCTATGCTAAAAACGGTTTGCAGCGTTGGGGTGAGTTTACTCAATACAATCAAAACTATACATATTCAGTTCCATCTATCTCAGATTTAACCTCAACGCTGAAGAATAATTCCAGCGGTTTTGTTTGGGTAGAGGGTGAGCAGGAGATGTATACCTGGTCACAGCAGAATGATCAGACAGTCAATAACGGATGGACACCAATCTATCCAGTCTATGCTTCAACTGCTGCAAAAATTGCTACAGTGAGAAATGGTGGCGGAGTTTATTTAGATAACCGCAGGAGTGTTGTTTCAACTGAATCTATTGGTTACTACTCTGCTGCTGAGAAGTTGGCTGCACCTGGTATGATAACTGCCAGAGCACCGACAAACGCAACAGTCACACTTGTTGGTAACGCAACCAACACTCACGTTACAAGAACACCTGACTCTGATAACGAAATCAGACTTGCTTCAGCAACAACCAACCAACAAGGTACTGCACATTTTGCATTCAGCAATACCAACTTCAAGTGGCACAAAGGATTTGAAGTAACTTGGTCACAGTACATTGGTGGTGGTAACTCTGCTGATGCAATGTGGGTTTGTCTTGGTGGCAGCAGCACTTGGGCTGCAAACCAAACAGATGCAAGAAGCTCATGGTACAACAGCGCCATGAATGGTTACTTGATCTACATGGACGTTTATGACAACAACAACTTTGTTCGTCATGCTCGTTTGTATGGTCCAGGCGGTGAACAATTGGTTGCAAGGTCTAACACAATCTCTGATTTGAGAGCTGGAGCTTGGGTTTACTTGCAAAATTACATACACCCCATACACTAACACACTCAAGTTCTACCACAATGGAACTCTTTACATTGAATATAACTTTGATACAAATGGTAAATCATTTTCAACTACGTTATCACCAAGACTCTCAGCTGGTGCTTACACTGGCGGCTTAACAGATAACTTCTTCATTGGTCGTTATGGTATCTCAGTCAAACATCTAAGTGAAAACTATCCAAGTGGTTCATATGTTAAGAAGACTCAGAGTTTGTCTACTTCTGGATATGAACTGAGACCTTATTCTGTTGTTAACATTTCTACAGGTACAAGATACACTAAGTCATATACATCAGTTTCTGGTATGTTGTCAGCGCAAGTTACTGACAACCATTTTGATGGCGGTATCTATAAAATCGAGACCTCAGCAGGTGATATTCGTTTCTACGAATATAACGTAACCAACGGTGGTGTAAGATCTGGTACGCTTGCTGACTACAACGAAATCTCCAGAAAAGATTACACCTACTCAACTGAAGGTGCGATGTTTGCTGACCAAGCAAACCAAAGAGCTGGTCAATGGTATTTCATTAACGGTAATGGATACCTCTACAATGGTGGCACAACACAATCACTGAATGACTACTCAATGTTGGAGAAGTCATTTGACCCTGTGAACGCTGTCAAACGTGAGAGTATGGTCTTCCAACCAGAACATCTCAGAACTGATTACATCTTTCATAGTGTAAGAACTGCTGTAACTTCTGGCTTCCTCAGAGACTGGCAGCACGGAGTCAATAACTTCACTTACATTGATAACTGGACAGGTGGTAGAACCATCGTCCGCTCTACAGGCAGTAGAGATGCTGGTTTCCAAGACATGAAGATCAAAATCCCTGCTGGAACTGGTTCTTGTACGATTCTCATCTTGAATGATCGCTCATGGGCAGGTTACATTGGGTATGATGATGGTAATCAGGAGTTCATTGGTAAGTTTGGCTTCAACAATAACAACCGCACTTACTATCCAAACGTCACAGGTCGTGGTCCAGGTTTTGGTAACAGAACCGATCTCATGATTGCTTTCACGTTCCCAACATCCATCGCAAACAAAGATCGTTGGGTCAGATTCCAATCTGCTCAGGACATCTGGTTTGCTGGTATCTACTACGGTAAGAGGAATGATTGGTGTTACAGCAACCAGTATGGTTACGGATTTGACACTGGCACTGACTTGATTGGTGGTACTGCTCCAGCAAGAAACAGAATCTCTTCTGTAACAACAATCAGTAATCCACAGTCTCTACCAGTTCCTGCTGGGAATGCTGGCGCTAACTGGAACGGTGAGCAAATCTTTGCAATGAATACTAACAGCACTTACGAGATCTATCCGATTGCTACCTCCAAGACAGATTGTGTTCTGTATTTTCAGACCAGAGGAGATGATACAGAGACATTTACTGAGTGGTCAGCCTTTACATCAGTTACAATCAATGACTCTGATGTTGTAAGTGCAAGTCATGGTGGTGCTGATAAGATTGGTGCTGGTTTCTCACCACAGTTTGTAAACCCAATCGCTAATAGTTTCAACTATGGCGTCTACAATGGTTATGTGGGTATGTATGTTCCAGCTTCTTACATCAAGATGCGTTATGACTCTGATGGCAATGAAGTTCCAACACCTCAAAAAGTTCGTTTGGTTCGTCAAGGTGAAGGCTCAAACACACACTACAGATCTGTTGGTTTCCATAAAGTTGGTTTTGCTGAAGCAAGTGTGACAATCAATGAGCCATCTAATACAACTCTTGCAGCAAGAGTTACTGGACATGACTCTGACATTAGTTACATCAAAGGTATCTTGCCAGTCTCAACAAACATCACCGTGCCAACATACACAGCTAATGTTCTAACTGGTGCGTTGTCAAGTAGAACTCCAGTTGCTCAGAACATTGCCATCTACACACCAAATGATACATGGCAAACTCAAGCAACCGTTACTGGACTTGGTAATGGTTCATTGGCTTCAATCTTCTTCAATGATGTAAGAACACCAGATAACATAAGTGGTGTTTCTCAAGCCACAAACATTGTTTACGCAACAACTGGTGCATCAAATGCGAGCGTAGCAGTAGGTGGAACAGCACTGACAACAACAGCAACTGGTAGTTTCACATTTGGCGCTTCTGCTGGTCAGACACTTGGTGGTTTGACTTACTCACCAAACATCATGACTGGTGGTGCTTCATCCAATGACAGTAAGTTGTGCTTCCCAAGAACTGCTGGTGTCAACTATGAGTATGAATGGTGGGGTAGATATGCTGCTGACAATGGTGCTTATCAAGTTCTCTGTGGAACAACATCAGCAACAACAGTGACAGATGACTGGAGTACTATTGGTAACGTTGGTTTCCGTAGAAACAACAGTAACACCAGCATCCACATGTACAACAACCCAACGTCAACAAATGCTACTTGCAGAGACATGACTTTGTGGAACTTCTACAGAGTTGGTATCTACTTGGTTAGTGGAAATACTTACTCAGTTAGACTTTGGCAAAACAACCAAATCATTCTATCTGGTACAGCAACCATTGCTAACTTGTTGTTTGCGATTGGTTCAATCAGAAACAGTGCTGACTCAAGAGGAACTTTCTTGATTGAAAACGTAAGAGTTAGAACTGGTGGGGCTGACCCTGGTGCTAATAACTGGCCAACCAATGACATTGTGTTTGGTTCTACAGGAACTGTGTTAAACACTCCTTTGAGAACCAACTACTGGCACACAACAGATGTTTACAACAGGGGTGAGACCTATGTCAAGTCTGGTAATATTTGGCTAAAAACTTAAAATAAATATCAGAGTTAACTAGAGAACCCAATGACTGCTTTACGTTCATACACAACGCTGGACCCTAACATCTGGCGTTTCCCACAGTGGAAGAATAGAATCTTCTATCCAGCAGGGTCGTTTGTTGCTCAAGCGACATACAATCCTTTGGACAGTGAACAGGTCACTTTTTCTTATTATGTAAGTTTAATTGATATTGCTGTGGATTGCGTAGATAATGGTACAGGTACAGCAATCGCTGGCTCTGGTTCTTATCAGCCTGATTCAGATTCAGAGTGGGTTCTTAACTCAATTTACAACACCAATCCGTGGGCTCTGGCGTTTGACACAACTGTCGATTCAATCAGTGTAGATTTGATTGCCAAGATTGATGCTTTGACTGGATTGTTCCCGTTGCTTGGCATTGATTCAGACATTGCCATTTTGTTCAGGAATGACTCTGATTTTAGAGTGAAAGACTCTGAACAAGACTCAGATATTCTTCAAGCAAGGCACGATGCTCGTAAGTGGGACTCTGACTTGAAGAGATGGGTCAGTCTTCGCCTTGATTCAGAATATCGTCATGGAATGGACAAAGACTCTGACTTGCGTTATGCAATCGTCAGGCTTGATTTAGAACTTGATTCAGAATACAGAGCAAGAAAGTCTGCTGACAGTGACATTTGGGTCAAACTAAGAATGCATGACTCTGACATCAAGATGGAGATTCACGATCGCAAGGCTGGTGATTCTGATGTCAAGAAGTTCCTCGCAAGAAGAATAGACTCTGACTCTGATCGTTTGACAAACTTCATCAAGCGCTGGAAAGATCGTGACTCTGACGTTGCTCTAAAGTTCACTCAACACGACTCTGACATCGCTTATCTTTACTTAAATGGTGGTTCAGGCGGTAGTGGTGGAACAAACGGATTCCCAGTTGGTACTGTGATGATGTATGTGTCAACTGCCTTGCCAGCAGGCTTCCAGGTTTGCGACGGTTCAGTATTCAACCCAGTTGCTTATCCTGACTTGTTCACTAAGCTTGGCAGCAATATCATTCCCGATCTAAGAGGTAGATTCATTAGAGGCTGGTCAACAAACAACACTGTTGATCCTGATGGTCCAAGAGCACCATTAACAACTCAAGAGGATATGGTTGGTCCTCACACCCACAACTACCAGCGTTCGTTGTTCCAAGATAATGGCAACGGTTGGAACTTGGGTGGTGATAATGATGGTGACACAAGAACAGTCGCAACAGCGGTCAACACTGGCACAGAAACAAGACCAAAGAACACAGCATTGGTGTTTGCGATTGCAATGTATGATGGTGCTGGTGCCATTCTTGACTCAGACCTCATCAACTCAGTCTTGACCGTTCGCTTGGCTGATTATGACTCTGATGTAAATGCCCTATACAACAGAACAAACTTCTTTACACAGACTTACGCTCCAACAATTGACCGACCATCTGGTTCAACATTCTCTGTTGGTTCTAGTTCTGCTCTTTACGATGACATTGAGGTTCTGTTGAATGGTGTTCAAGTTACTCAGTGGACTGCTTCAGGAACGACATTTACTTTCAACTTCTTCATCAGAGGTAATCAGGACGTCATCGTAATCAAGATGCGGAGATAAGCGTGGCACGTAATCTAAGAAACGCTTACGCAAAACGACTACTGTTCAAGAACTTTGCTGAGGTCCAGGGCATTGCCCCTCATCTTACAGTAAAGGGGTGTGATGCTGGTGATTCTGATGTGGTTCTTTACTTCGATAGTGAAGACCATTTTGTTTATCGTTGTGAAAGAGTAAGTTCGAAGACTGACTCAGAACTTGCTTACAAAAAAGCAAAGATTCTTTATGTTGATTGGTTGATTGATTGGACCTCTCTTTCTGACGATTTAATCAATGGTTATGGTCTTGAAAACTATTTTGAAGACAAAGATCAAATCTACAAAGATGGCAAGTTTGTTCTAACAACTCAACGTTACATTCTTCAAGACTCAGAAGGAACAAGAGTTTGGAGAGCAAAAGTAAACAATGTTGGTTCATCTAAGATTAACTTCACCATTGCCCCTGGTTACAAGTTTCCTTACTCACGTCTTGACAGGGTTCAAAGACGGACAAACTTTCCAAATCAAATCAACGAAAACTTTGATCTGTTCAGACCAGAAGGTCATGTGATCATTGCAACAGGCAGAAACTTCATTACTGATTCTGAAGATCGCAGATTTTACCACACAGACTTTATTGGTCAAAGACCACCGCTTGCTTGGTTGAGGACTGGAACAACAAATATCGCTGGTTCCGGTCTAATGAATTCAGATTCTGACACGCTGGTACAAAATAAGATTGCTTCAACTTATGACTGCTATGGTCAGTATTACGGCAAGGTTTACGCTGTCAACTCAACAACACTTAATCTTGGTTACGCAGAACTTTCAAGAACCAAAGATTATTATTTCCACTACATGACTGAGCAAACTGACAGCGAACGCTTAGTTGAACCAGAAGATTTGAGAGCAAACTCAACAGACTCTGATTTCCCATCTCAATATTTGACAGACAGTGATTCAAGAGTTATCACAAACTTCACAACATGGGATGGCACAGAAGCTCCTTGGAAAGTCTTCAACGACTCTGAGAATAGTGGTTTCAAAGCGTCTCTTGGTGTTCAAACTGGTTTCATAGGTTGGAAAGAACCAATCACAAAAGGTTTCCAATACAATCTGAACTATGTTGAAGTCAGAAACACACTTGCTACCAGCGCCAATAACAGACCATATAACTTCAACATTGAGAAGATGGATCGTTATGGTGTTTGGACTGTTATTCAACAAGTTCGTAACTTCAATGGCTATGTTTATTCACACACTTTTGATTCTGAGTACATTGGCTTTGGTTTTAGAGTAAATGTTTTAGCATGTCAACCTGGTTTCAATGCTGCAATCAATGCACTTGAAATAAAACAAATCAAGTTCAAAGTTCGTAGAGAGTATCCTGATATTCACAGAGCGGGTCATGGAATATTTGTAACGAATCAAGCTATTGATTACACATTCCAAACTGGTGATAGTGACCTTGAAGTTAGCGGTCTTCTCATCGGAGCTGGTGGCGGAGGAGGAGACAATCTTTCCAATACTGATCCATACGGTGCTGGAGGCGGAGGTGGTGGGGCTATTCAAATTCACAGTTTGATTCTTCCAAAGAATAGAACATACAGATTGAGAGCAGGTCGAGCTGGTGCGGTCAACACAGATGGTTCAAACTCATATATTTTTGATGCCACAAACAACAGATCAATACTAGTTGCTGTTGGTGGTACACGTGGCGGTACGGCAAACTTTCCAACACTTTCTATTGGAGGTGCTGGTGGTTCGACAACCGCTGATTCAGATAACTATGTGTTTACTGCAACGCGTTTAAATGGTGCAAAAGGTGGTAACGGTCCTGCTTCTGGCAGCGACGGACAAGCAGGTTTTGCTGGTCATAAGATTGTTGTGAAGCAGTTTGTTAACTCACAAAAAATAAACGATCTCCTTAATGTTGACATTTGCTCTGGAGGTGGTGGCGGTGCAAACGGAACACCGTCACTCAACTACAATGGCGGCGCAGCAGGTGGAACATCAGCTGGCCGTGGTGCTGGCTGGTCACAGACTTCAACGGCTGGTACAACAAACAGAGGTGGTGGCGGTGGTGGATCTGGCGATTCTTCTGGTGGCAGGAGAGCTGCAAGTGCTGGTGGATCTGGTTATGCCTATCTTATCTTCAAATAAATAAAACAATCAGTTAAGAGTAACCATGGCCGGCATTCAATACAATTATCGCTCGTTTGACACATTCAGATTCCCAACTTGGGACGAGAATATTTCCTATCCAGTAAACTCTGTCGTTGCTCAATACGACAGTGATGCTGGTTTTTGGAAACACTACATTGCAAAGACACCAACCACTGCAGGTAGTCTTGATTCTGACATTCGTTTTTCTCAGTGGACTCAGTTTGCATTTGATTCTGAAAGTTTGCTCTACTGGGCAAACAAAGCTATTGTTCAAAACTTTAGCTCACTGACTGCTGCTATTGATTCTGATTTTTCAGCAACCCTCGCAAGACTTGATTCTGAAAATGATTCAGATTTCAATGTTCTTTATCTAAAGATTGATTCTGATCTCAAAGAGTTTCGCACGTATGTTGATTCAGAGATTGCTATTCTCAAAGCTGAGCAAGATTCAGACATTAGAGTTTTAAACACTACCGTCAATAACTACATCAATCAACTGAACTACGGTCGTTTCTTTGACTCAGAAGCCATTTTGACTGAAACGATTGACACTCGTTTGTCTGGTATTATTATTGATGCTGGGGATACACGTTACATCAGAGGAACCTTTGATGATCAAGTTCAAGACGACACAACAATCACTTTCAGAGCATACACTTCAAGTGTTCTAAACTACAGTAGTTCTTTGTATCAGAACATAAATGGAGCTCATAGGATTGTTCCTACTCTTGATTCAGAAACAATCTTTGCAAACTGGTCGCCGCATGCCTATGTTGGTGCTTTTTCGTTTAAGGGTGTTGAGTCTGGTCTAGGTGGTGGCTACTTTACTTCTGCTTATTTTGAATGGCATTATTCTGATGGTTCTGTTGCAAAAGAAAATCAACACCTTGTTGCTCTTGACAACACGACAAGGATTACTTCGTACAATCCAGACATTACAAAAAAGGTTGATTACCTAAAAGTTACTGCATACAACAAGAGTAACAATGCTCCGGGTATCAACTACATTCAAGTAAGTTCTGCTTATGCTGCGCCTGAACTAAGAGCACATAGAGCAAACATTCTCCATTTCCAATCAACTGCGGACATGCTTCGTTATGAGGCGCATCCGGATACGATTGCTGTTGTTCATGCAACCAAGTCTTTGTTTGTAAGTAGTGATTCGGAATGGATTGCTTCTGATCCTCGCTTTACTTATGTTGACACAACATATTCAGCACTTGATAGAAACTTCCCACCTGGTAATTTGGAAGATAACATTCGTGCAATGACATCAGTGAACGGATATGAATACATCGTTCGAAGTGGTGCTTGGGTCTTGGATGTTACATCAGTTGAGGGTTACGACTCTGATTTAGTTCATAACCTTGACTCTGATTTTGCTGTTCTCAGCACGAGATTTACCAACTACATTGCAACTTTTGAACCAGAGTTTTGGAGACAGATTGAAGCATTTGATGATCGTTTGGAGCAAAATGACTCAGAAATTATCAGACTGTCAAGAGCACTAAACACATTCTACAAAGATTATGTTGCAATTAAGGTTGAACATTTAGCACACGTTAGGGAGTTTGACTCTGACTACTTGGCTTTGGTTGCCAAGTATGAAGCATTCAAACAGTACGTTCAGTTGCAACTTGGCACCTATGTGACCAACTACAACGTTTGGACAACAACAACCCAAGCCAACTTTACTGCACAAATGAACGCTGCATTGACAACGTTCACAAACACGGTCAACAATTACACACAGTCACTTAAAGAAGATCACGACTCTGACACTGAGGTATTGTCTCAAGGTATCTTGGCTAACAGTATTGACATTTCTTTACTGAGAAACGGTCCTGTTGCTGATAACGATTCTGACATCAGAGCTTTGGAAAGACGATTTACAAATCACGATTCAGATTACAACTACTTGTTTACAAACGCCATGAAGTTCCGTGGTGAGGTTGATGTAACTGACTCTGAGACTTATCCAAAAACTATTGAGGTCAACGATGTTTACATCAACACAAGACAAGGCAAAGCTGATGTAATTTGGGGTCCTGCTCTTGGTGGTGAGTTAGTACCTTGGGGTGCAATGTTAATTTACACAGCCGCTGATGGTTGGAGAGTTATTTCTTCAAGTGGCAACTCTACAACATCTACTGAAAATGTTGGTGTTCCAGCTGGTACAATTCTGACATTCACTGATGAAAAAGCAATTCCAGATTCATTCCACATCTGTGATGGTTCTGTGTTTGATCCAGGTCTTTACACTGAGTTGTATTATGTTCTTGGCACAAACAGAGTTCCAGACTTGAGGGGTTATTTCCTTCGTGCTTGGTCTGATGATAACACAATTGACAAAAGTGGTCCAAGAGCGGCTTTGAGCATTCAGACTGAAGCAGTTGGTCCTCACACTCACACAACTCAACCACACAATCACACTCATGAAGATAACATTCCAACAGATTTTGATGGTGTGTTGGATGGTGGTACAGACACCGCTTCAGGTAATAACGCTACAGTAAACAGAACAACAGGCAGCACAACAGTTATCGTCAATGCCAATTCTGGTGTTGAGACAAGACCGGTCAACATTGCAGTCATCTATGCGATTGCGATGTACTCAGGTGCTGGTTCTTCTCGTTACAACTATGACAGCGATTTGAGAGCAAGAGTCCAAGAGAACGATTCTGACATTGCTTACTTGAAGACTTTTACTGATAACATTGATGGTCGTTTGATTGCAATCACTCATAAGTCAAACGCACAAGATTCCGACTTGTCTGACAGAATAACAGACAACGATTCTGATATTCTCAAGCTACAACAAAGAGTAAATACACTAACAGGTCAGTTCAATCTTGTTCAGTTCAACGTGCCTTATCTGCATTCTGTTGAAGGTGATACTGTTGCAAACGTTGAGTATGACATCACTTCTTATGTCGTCAACACTGCAACACCTGAGCCTTTTGCCTATCCAGACATCACGTTCTTCTACACTGCTGCTATCGGTGGAACGAGACACCCAACACTGGCCGGTAGAAAGTTAGATGGAACAAATGGAACACCATTGGTCAGTTATCGTATCATTCAGGACGTCGTTGGTAATGTCACTATTTCAATGAGTTCCAATACAACTATTCAGCATGATATGAGAATTGTTTCAACGTTTAGGACAGCATAATGGCATTACCAAATACTAAACAAGAATTTGCTAACTGGATTCTGCGCCGGCTGGGCGCTCCAGTCGTCAACGTTGAGGTAACAAACGAGCAGTTGGAAGACTGCATTGACGAAGCTGTTCAAAGATTCCAAGAGTGGCATTATGACGGCACGCTGAGATCTTACAGAACAATCAAGATCACTGACGAGATGTTGGAAGGTAACAATCGCATCCACCAAAATATCACTGCTCCAATGTTTGACGTTAATAAGTTAGACAGCTACCGTGTTGGTGATCGTGTGATGACCTACACACCAACCAATGGTGCTGATAGGATTTGGGTCCGTTTTGATTCAGATGAAAGATTGGTTAAATCATTTTTCAGTATTGATGCTGCAGGTGGGTGGGCTACATTCTCATCAAACCCTGCGCTTGAGATTGTTGCTGATTCAGATGGCGCATTTGTTCTCTATGATTCAGAAACTCACACCACAACTGTTTACTTTGTTGACCCAACAAAGAACAGTATTTACGTTCCTGTTGCAACACCAGCAAACCCTAAATTAGGTTACTACTACGCTGAAAGTGATGGTAGTTATGTTTTGTACGACTCAGACAAACATACGTTCTTAGCTTATCAAGTTAATGCTGCTGGTGCTTTTGTTGATTCGGATGGCGTTAAAGTTGCTTACGATGTAACTAAACATTTCACCCCAACATACCAAGCTGCTTTGTTGGGCGCGTATGTTGACTCTGAGGGTTCATACGTTTTGTATGACTCTGACAAACACACAATCACTGGAACAAACAGAGACGCAAATCAAAATCAAGACTCGGATGAGACTTTGTATGCTTTGTGGAACGGCGCTTGGTATGTTTATGATTCTGATGTTTGGAAAGACATTCGTTACCCACGTCAGCCTGTTCTTTACACAAGAGGGGCAATTAGCCCTGTTCGTTACAACTTGGTAAATGTTCCCTTCACACGTTACAGCACATACACAAATACTGTTCAGTTATTTCAACAGTATGATGAAAATCTCTGGGTTGATTCGGACAGTTCTTATGTTGCTTATGACTCAGATAAACATTTTGCATACAAGTATGACAGCGATTTAACAGGCTCTTGGGTTGACTCAGAAGGCGCCAAAGTTGCTTACGACTCAGACAAACATAACAGATTTGTTTATGTTGTTGACGCTGCTGGTTACTGGGTTGATTCCGAGCAAGATGGTGTCGCAGTTGCTTTTGACTCAGACAAGCACACCTACATTGTTTATGAAACAAATACTGCTGGTGCTTTTGTTGACTCTGATAGTAATTGGGTGCTCTATGATTCAGATAAGCACAACACCAATACTTACCAAGCACAAACATACGACATTACATCCGTTGCTGCCAACTCTGCATATTTTGTTGGCACTAACGGGTACACCTCACTTTTGTCTGGTGGTGATGTTGTATTCAATTACGCAAACTACACCCAGAACCTTGCTGCATACATCTCTGCAGACTCTGATATTCAACTAAATGTTGGTGGTATTCCTTTCAAAGTAGCCACAAAAGATTTTTGGCTGAAGGGTTCAACTGACACTTCAGGTTTTGACTCCGACGGTTATGGTAACGCACTGTCGTTTGGTGCATTGGATGGGTTGAGAGTTCGATTCCAAGTTGGTTTGGGTTCTGTAAGAATCACCTCTTACATCATTGACCCATCAATTGGTAACACCACGCAAGATCCTTTGGCCGGTGGGACAATTCGTATGAGTATCCAACCACTGGCTGGTATCAATTCTGGTGCTGATTTTTACAATATCAGTTTGAATGGTACATACAATCGTTCGTGGACTACTCCAACACCCACAGCGTTATTTAAGAAAGTATCTGTCCCATTTGTTCGTTACACAACGTCTGAAGCACAGCCAATTCGTTACAGAAGATACTCTGTACCTCTTCAGCGTTTTAGCAGACAAAACACATTTCCTGTTTTATTCAACAGACGAGATCAACTGTTAGTGACAAGATACAACAGAGCAAATGTTGAAATCTACAGCACTAATAAAACATTTGAACAGATGTGGAAGGCTGAAGAAGCTGTTCTGAATGAACCATACTTAGACCTAGACTACTCCAAGCAAGGACAGGTTGGTATCATTGTTCCAAACAATATTATTTCTGTCACCAAAGTGTTCCGTATCAACTCAGCAATTGCTGCTGGTATGTGGTCATATGAGTATCAGTACTTTTTGACAAACTTTGATTGGTTCTACGGCAGTGGTGGCGGGGGTTCTCAACCAATGACGAATTACTACACAACTCGCACATACCTCGAGATGATAGATCACATGCTGAACACTACACCAGCAATTCGTTTCAATAAGTATGAGAATAGACTTTACATTGACACAAGCTGGGCAAAGATCAATCAGGCGCGTGGCTCACAACAATATCTATTGGTTGAGGTGTATGAGCGTGCTGATCCCGAAACCTGGGGTCGTGTTTACAACGATTCGTGGCTGAAGAAGTATGCTACAGCACTCGTTAAGCGTCAGTGGGGTTCAAACCTCAAAAAATACAGTGGTGCTGAATTGCCAGGTGGCTTGACTGTCAACGGTCAAGACATTTACAACGAAGCAGTTGAGGAGATTGATAAACTTGACGAAGAACTCAAAGGGTTACAACTTGAGATGGATTCAATTCTCATCGGTTAAAAAAGGAATAAATAAATCATGGATTTCACAAAACTTTTGCAAAATAAAGATCAATTTACGCAAGCTGTTAAAGATGAGCTTGAGTTACGCGCCTTCGATCAACTTGAA